CGGTGTTTCGGCGGCGGCTAAATACCGGCGGTCCGCTCGATCGTATCGCGGAGCGCTACACGTACCGACCGCCTCAATGCAGTCTGAATCAGCTTTGTTTTCGATTGCGAGAGACGACTTCGAAGCGCTGGCACTACTCACTTTGTAGGAGGAATCATGGTCACGGAATATCGCGTTTTTGCTGGCGAAGAGTTGCGCGCGGACGTTGGCGACAAAGGCCGCGTCATTCGCGGCGCGCTCAAGTTCAACACGCTATCAGTCCCGCTCGGCGGCTTCGTTCGCTTTCGCGAGAAGATCGCGCCGGAAGCCTTCGACAGCGTGCTCAACGACGAGGCGCGCGAAGTGATGGCCTATTGGGGCCACGACATCAACAAGCCGCTGGGCCGTCGCAGCGCTGGCACTCTTCGCCTGTCGAAAACCGATACGCTCTTGAAGTTCGAGGCCGACGCGCCCGATACAAGCTGGGGCCGCGATGCCGTGGAATCCATCGCTCGCGGCGATGTCCAGGGCATGTCCTTCCGCTTCCGCGTGCTGCCCGATGGCGAGATGTGGGAAGAGGACAAAGACCGCAACCTGATCCGCACGCTTCGCAATGTTGAGTTGCAAGAGGTTTCGCCAACAGCGGAACCGGCCTACACCAAAAGTTCCGCATCCGTGCGCTCGATGCAAGAAGTCATCGAGCGGCACGAGCAAGAGATCGCCGAGGAGCAGAAACGCCTCGCCGCAATGTGCGCAGATCGTCAACGGCGTGACCGTCTGATTCGCACTGACCTTCGCCGAATTCATCCCTAAGGACGCAACCTATGGTTCTACAAGAACTATTTGGCCGCCGTTCGATTCTGCTTGCCGAGATCGAAGAGATCGACAAGCGGGAAACTTCGGCGGGCCGAAATTACCTGGAGCACGAGGATTACGCCAAGCGTAACACCGAGCTTCAAAAATTAAGCAACGATATCATCGTCGCGCAATCGGTTGAAGATGACCGCAAGCGCCGCGCATCGCTGCAAGAAGAAACGCGCAGCACGCCGCCGCAGGGCGGTTTGGAAGACCCTGAGAAGCGCGCCAAAAAGCCCAGCACTGGCTTTACCAGCCTCGCCGAGCAACTGCAAGCGGTTGTCCGCGCGCAGACGCCGGGCGGCGCTTTCGATCCGCGTCTTTCCAATCTTCGCGCTGCGCTTGGCGGCAACGAGCAGGTCGGCGCTGACGGCGGCTTTTTGGTCCAGACCGACATCGCTACCGCTCTCTGGCAGCGCATGTTCGAAACGGGCCAGATCCTCAGCCGCGTGAAGCGCATCCCGATCTCCTCGAACGCCAACGGCATCAGCCACCCGTATCTGAAGGAAGAGTCCCGCGCCGCCGGCTCACGGCACGGCGGAATTCGCTCCTACTGGGCAGACGAAGCCGACACCGTGACCGCGAGCAATCCGAAGTTTGGGCGCTTCAAGCTCGAATTGTCGAAGCTCACTTCGCTCGTCTACCTGACCGAGGAACTGATGGAGGACGCGGCGCAAGTCGAAACCTACGTCAACGATCTCGTGGCAAAGGAAATGAACTTCGTTCTCGAAGACTCGCTGTTCTCGGGCACTGGCGTCGGTCGCCCGCTCGGCATCCTCAACGCGAACTGCACCGTCAGCGTCGCGAAAGAAGCGGGCCAAGCGGCGGCATCGCTCAAGCCGGAAAACGTCCGCAAGATGCGCTCGCGTCTCTGGGCCTCCGGTCGCGCTAACTCGGTTTGGCACATCAATCAAGACGTCGAGCCGCAGCTTCACGGTATGGTTCAGACCGACAGCGGCGGCACGGTCTACGGCTTTCCCGTCTACCTGCCCGCCAACGGCATCAGCGGCACGCCGTTCGACACTCTCTACGGTCGTCCGATCATCCCGACCGAATACAACCCGACCATCGGCACGGTCGGCGATATCACGCTGTGCGACTGGTCGCAGTACGCGCTCATTGAAAAAGGCGGCATGCGTGCGGCTTCGAGCTTGCACGTTCGCTTCATCTACGGCGAAAACGTGCTGCGCTTCACGATGCGCGTGAACGGCGCTCCGGCTTACTCCTGGAGCGATTCGGCGCTGACTCCGAACAAGGGCAGCAACACTCAAACGCCGTTCGTCACTCTGGCGACGCGCAGCTAACCGGAAACCAAAGGAGACACAACCATGAACAACTACCGATTCTCCGAATGGAATCACCCTGTCATCGGCCTCTCGCCGCTGGCCGATGCGTTCGCGGGCACCGTCTACACCGACGTTGTCAACATGGAAAACTTCGAGCGCGTTGCGTTCCACGTCTACAGCGGCGGCGGCGCCACTGGCACCTCGTTGTTTACTGTCGAGGCTTGCGACGACACCGTTCCGACGACCGTCTCGGCCATCGCCTTCATGTACCGCGAAATGTCGTCTAACGACGTCGGCGGAACCTTGACGGCGGCCACGTCGGCGGGCTTCACCTGCACGGCTGGCAGCAATCGCAACATCCTCATCGAAGTCAACGCGCAAGCCTTGGCCAATCTCGGCTACAGCTACGTGCGATTGAAGGCGGTGGAACAAACCGACTCGCCCGTCACGGGCGGCGTGAACATCTACCTGACCGAACCGAAGTCGACCGGCTCCGCGTTCACAGGTACGACGCTCACCTAATAACCGGGGGCGGCTGATAACCGCCCCTTTAACCCTCATGATTTATCAACCCATCGTGATCACCGGGCCGACAAGCGAGCCAGTCACAACCGACGAGGTGCGCCAGCATCTACGCATTGACCAGCTCGGCGATGGTGCTGAAAACACGGCTCAAGAAACCGAGATTGAGCGGTTCATCACCGCCGCGCGCGTGTACTTTGAAAAGACGACGGCGCGGACGCTGCACGAGCAAACGCTCGAATGGGTGACGGATCGCTGGTTTGGTGATTACATCGCGCTGCCACGCGCGACGCCGCTCATTGCAATCTCGTCGCTCAAATGGAAGGACACTGCTGGCACGGAAACGACCATTGGCGCGTCCGATTACATCGCGGACACCGATAGCACCCCTGGCCGCCTTGTGCGCGCCTATGGGATCTCTTGGCCATCGACGACGTTGTATCCGTCAAACCCTATCCGCATCCGCTACCGCGCTGGCGTGGCGACGGCATCGCCTGTTACCGACATCGGCGACGAGTTCAAACTGCCGATCATGATGCTCGTGGCGGGCATGTGGGAGCAGAGAGAGTCCGAAGTTGTGACGGACATGAAGACGCTCGAAAGCATCGCGCTGCGCTGGGGCATCGAGAAAATGATGGCGGAGTTGACCGTTCATGCTAGTTAGCGCAATCATGCCGACGCGGAACCGCCATGGCTTCGCGGCTGATTCGCTGGCGTGCTTCCTGGCGCAAGATTGGGCGACCAAAGAACTCATCATTCTCGACGACGACGACGCGCCAAGTTTTCCGAATGGCATTGTGGCGAAGGACGTTCATTACCATCGCCAGCCTCGCGCGACGATTGGCGCGAAGCGCAACACATGCTGCCGCCTCGCAAAGGGCGAAGTAATCGTACACTGGGACGATGACGACTACAGCGCGCCCGGTCGAATCACCGATCAGGTAAATCGAATGGTCCACTTCGCGGCACCGTTCACCGGCTACAACTCGATGCTGTTTCGCGACGGCGAGGAAGTGTACCGGTATAAAGGCTCCGAGCGATACGCCATCGGTACATCGTTTTGCTTTCGGCGCTGGCTATGGGAGCGCACGCCATTCGATGAGCTTGGCTTTCTGCCGGACGGGACCGTCGTCCCGGAAGACAATCTTTTCGTCGCCAAAAACCGCGCCGCGCTCGTGGCGGTCGACGCCGGGGCGATGATGTGGGCAAGGATTCACAAAGGCTGCACAAGCCCGCACAAGGGTGTTGGTAGCTGTTGGGAGAGACTATAAATGGCCGCATCAGGCAACGTCCGATACTCGCAACTTCGCAGCGGCGACCGCAGCGGAACCGGCGCAAAGGTGGCGACGGTTACCGGCACCCTCACGGCCGACAAGCAACTGAAATTTGATTCCAGCGGCAACATCGTCGCCTCCTCATC